AGGAAAAATATGGCACGCACCCTCATGCGCGATGCATTTACTAGATGCACGCTTGTCTCCGCTAACTTGTCACGGAACACCGGTCACCCACACCTAGAGTTAGCCAGGGACAGATCCACCGCTCGACTCCGAATGCGCACTTTTGCGGCGTATATTGGCAGATCCGTTTACCATTATCAGGGGTCGTGCAGTGATCAAGCGAATCCGAATTACAGGGGATTCCGTGAGTTCTATGAATGCAAAGATCTAACCACACATCCTAGCAGTGACCAGATAAAGGATGGGGAGGCTGAGTCCATAGTCGACACTGATTACTTTGTCGACATGAATTCTCACCTTGCCCACAGTCCGGTCCCTGTTATGCTCTATACGCTGATCCCTCAGAGCGTGTGTTACTCTAGTGATGAGTGGTCCTTCACGTTTGATCGCGAGAACAATGTCGTCGTCCATGTTCCTGGCGGAGCCTACTATCGCCATAAGCTGCATAATTATAACATGGATGTCTTGACTTGTACAGAGATGACTGTTCTCGATGTTCTTTTTCACAGGCCAACGACTGTGACGTATCACGTGGAGGTGCAAATGATAGCCAGGCATAAAGCTCTGGTGTGTCTCATACCCATCGCAACCTGGCGCGGCATTTTCGGGTTGCTCCCACGCCTGCTATCGCATCACACCATAGAACAGTTAAAACCTGTATCAGGAGAGTTTCTTAGGATGGATATTGTGTCTAATCAACCTGGTGAAGAAGGTCACTATCGATCTACCGCAATGGTGGAAGGTTACAACCACGCTACGGTTAGAGTCGAAGTAGACACGCATATAGAAACTCTGGCTCTAAATGCTGCTAATAAAATATCCATCGCCACCGTCCAATCGGCAATGTTCCCTCCGAATAGAGTGCTCAATGAGACTGATAAACAGGCCTCTGCCATTTTAGCTTACTACTACTCTGTTAAGACTAGGTCACGCAAACCAGTATATGTTTGCCCCAGAGCAGTGAGCTACCATTCCTATTCCTATCGACCAGAGAAATTTGAACCTGATTTCTCAAGACCTGTTGTGCAACCGTTCATGCACCCGTTTGTCGTTGGAGCTTATGTACCAATGACAGGGATAGGTAATGAAGAAGCCGCCGTTGAGCACCGCATCACGAAGCCCACTAATCACAGTGTAATAACGTCAGAGATAATTGACGCCGCCCACGCTTTTGTCGACCTCCTCTTCCCCGAGAAAAATATTTTGAGCCCTTATGAGGAAGATGAAGTCCATTTTAGGCAACCGCGCCCCTCCCAACAGCGTATT